GCACCGCTGGCAACGCCATCACTTGGACCCAAGCCATGACGCTCGATGATAGTGGCAATTTGTTGGTAGGGAAGACGGCTGCGAGTGTCACGACAGTTGGTTTTCAAACTCTTGCTAACGGTGAAGCATCAACCGCGATGTCTTCATCAACAAATGCTGCAACTACTTGGAATGTTTATTCCACCGGAGCCGCTGCTTATCGGTTCTACGTCGGAATGGGCGGCACCGTGTATGCCACCAATACGACCATCTCGGCCATCTCTGATGCTCGACTGAAAGAGAACGTGCAGGACATCGACGTTGGACTCGGTGCTATTCTCGCCCTCAAGCCCCGCAAGTTCGATTGGAAATCTGGTAAGGGTAAGGACATCAAAGGCGACAGAGGTTTCATCGCTCAAGAGTTTGAGCAGGTGTTCCCTGACCTGATTGATGAGTGGAAAGACCCGGCCCCTGAAGGCGAAGAACCTTACAAGTCTGTTCGCGCTGACTTGATTCCGGTGCTTGTCAAAGCAATCCAAGAACTGAAATCTGAACTCGACTCGGTAAAAGCCGAACTTGCAACTCTGAAAGGAAAATGAAAATGGCTACGACTATTACCTGGGTAATCTCTGCCCTTGACTGCAAACCCCAAGAGGGTTCCTTCACCAATGTTGTCGTAACGGCTCATTGGCGCTGCAATGGTGTAGATGGGGACTTCTCTGGCTCTGTCTATTCCACTTGTTCTTTCCCGGCTCCTGAAGGCTCCTTCACTCCTTACAGCTCGCTCACCGAGGCTCAGGTCTTGGGGTGGGTGTGGGCTAACGGTGTGGACAAGTCCGCTACGGAAGCTGCTGTGAATCAACAGATCGCAGACGCAAAGAATCCCCCGATCACGCATCCTGCGCTGCCCTGGGCGGCTTAAGGATTTAAGGAGTTGTTGTGATTGATCCAGTGACAGCCTTCGGAGTAGCTGTAACGGCATTCAATACCGTACAGAAGCTGGTAAAGGCTGGCAAAGAAATAGAAAGTGTAGCAGGACAGTTAGGTAAGTGGTACTCGGCTGTCCAATCTTTTAACGAAAGTGCTGCCAAAAAAGAAAAAGACCTCAAGAAAGGCAAGTTTCTTGGTAAAGGATCAATTGAGCAGGAAGCCTTAGACATTATCGTACACAGACAGCAATTAAAGAAGATGGAGTATGAACTCTATATTCTTATTGCAGGTGTGTATGGACAGGAAGCCTATCAGTCAATGGTGGCTGAACGAGTTAAGATTAAAAGACAACGGGAACAAGCCGCAAAAGTAGCAAAACAACGAAAGAAAGACATGGTTGCTAATGGATTTTATCTGTTAGGAATTGTATTTCTACTTGCTCTTTGTTATCATGTTTATGAATACATTGCGAGGAACTTATGAAGAAGAAACCGTCTAAAGTAGAGACAGTCATGCGCGAGTACAAAGAAGGCACACTGCATAGCGGCAAGAAAGGCCCAGTAGTCAAGAACCGCAAGCAGGCGGTCGCCATCGCCCTCAGCGAGGCGGGAATGTCCAAGAAGAAGGCTAAGAAGTAAAAATGGATAGCGGATTCAACGAGGATTTGAAGCGTATTGAAAGCAAAGTAGACAAACTAACTGATGCTGTTACTCGTCTGATCCTCGTTGAAGAGCGTCAGACAGCCCAAGGTGTTCGCATTACAGATCTTGAAGACAAGACGGAAGAACTTGATAAGACGATACACAAAGTAGACCGTAAGGTTGAACGATGGGTAAATATGGGCATGGGTGCTTGGGCATTGTTAGCAACTTTGTTTGCAATCGCTGAGTTTGTTGTTCGTGTACAACACTAGTGTATACACCTATTGACTGTTTTTTATACTTCTTGTACAATGATTGCTTATAAAGACACCAAGGAATACTAATGGCAACAACTTACTTACAACTTGTTAACAATGTACTTGTCCGTCTTAGAGAACAAGAAGTGTCTTCTGTTAGCGACACTGTTTACAGTTCATTAATTGGTGTTCTTGTAAATGATGCTAAACGAGAAATAGAAGACGCTTATTCTTGGAATGCTTTAAGTCAAACAATTGTCTTACCTACTGTTTCTGGACAAGGTAGTTACACATTAACTGGGTCTGGTCAAAGATTTAAGGTTGATGCTGTAATGAATGAAACTGAAGATATTCATATGCGTCAAGTGTCTCCAGATTGGTTAGACACACAATATTATCTTGCTGATGTTCAAAATGCTGCACCCGTCTATTATGCCTTCGACGGTGTTAGTAATGATGACAATGTTGTTCGTGTTTGGCCTCAGCCCGATGCTGTATATTCACTGCGGTTTAATTTAAATATTCCTCAGAGTGACTTATCTGCCAACGGTGATTTAGTTAAAGTTCCTCCTCATTTAGTTCAAATGTTAGCATACGCTAATGCTGTGGCTGAACGAGGAGAAGACGGTGGACAATCTTTCAGTGAGTTATATCAGAAATATCGTCTTGCCTTGGCTGATGCAGTTTCTTTAGAGGCTAACCGATACGAAGAACAAGTAACCTGGGAAAGCGTATAATGGTTGCAAAGTTATTAACTACTTCGATTGCTGCGCCAGGATTCATGGGTTTAAATACTCAAGATTCCATTGTTTCACTTGAGTCTGGCTTTGCAACAGTAGCGGCTAATTGCGTTATCGACAAGTTTGGTCGTATTGGTGCTCGTAAAGGATGGTCTAGACAACATACTGGTAATGTTGATTTAGGTTCTGAAAGCATAGATGCTATTGGAGAGTTAATAGCTAATGACGGTACTTCATATGTCATTGCAGCCGGTAACAACAAGTTATATAAACTGTCTGGTTCTACACTGACTACTCTGACTTATGGTGGTGGCGGAACAGCCCCTACGATCACTTCTGATAACTGGCAGATGGCTCCTCTGAATGGTATCTTGTACCTATATCAGTCTGGACATGATCCTCTAATATTTGACCCCGCTGTATCTAATACAACTTATCGTAGGGTATCGGAGAAGACCGGATATGTTGGAACTGTCAGTAATAATAATTGCGTTATCAGTGCTTATGGTCGTACATGGTCAGCCACTAACACCAGTAACAAAACAACTATTCAGTTTTCTGATCTACTCAGTGGTTTTGTCCTGTCTACTGGAACTGCTGGAACCTTAGACATCAGTGAAATCTGGCCTGCTGGTGCAGACGAAGTTGTTGGTTTAGCAGCACACAACGGATTCTTGATTATTTTTGGTCGTAGGCAGATTCTTATATACGCTAACGCACAAGATCCTGCAAGCCTGTCTTTACAGGATGCGATCACTGGCGTAGGATGCGTTGCCAGAGACTCTATCGTGACCACAGGCAGCGATGTTGTCTTCCTGTCAGACAGTGGCGTGAAGTCACTGATGCGAGTAATTCAGGAGAAGTCTGCTCCGTTGCGTGACTTGAGTGCCAATGTCCGCGATGATCTGTTAGCAGCGATTTCAATTGAAACTAACGCTGCAAACATCAAAGCAACACACTCAGACAAAGAAGGTTTCTATCTGTTAGTATTACCTACTGCTGGTGTCCTATACTGCTTTGACATACGCGTGACACTACAAAATGGTGCTTCACGAGCAACGACTTGGGATGGTCTAATTCCTACAGCATTCTGTTACAAACAGAACAAAGATTTGTTACTTGGTCGTCCCGGTTATGTAGGTAAGTACGACACATACAAAGACGACGATTCTCCATATAATCTTCGTTACTATACCAACTATTTTGACTTCGGTGTACCTACGGCACTCAAGATAATGAAGAAGGTTGGAATTACAACTATTGGTGGTGCTGGTTATACGGTTTCATTAAAGTTTGGTTACGACTATAACGATATTTATAATAGCCGAGTATTTAATCTTTCCAACGCTGCTGTTGCGGAATACAACATTGCTGAGTACAATATTGGTGAATATGGTGGATCAGCCTTTGATAACCGTATTATCAATATTGGTGGTGCTGGTAAGGTTATTCAGCTAGGCTTTGAGACAACTGTAAATAATAAGCCTTTCTCACTTCAGAAGATTGATGTCTTCACGAAGGTTGGTAAAACAAGATAAAGAGGTATATAAGTGTCTAACTACACCAAAACAACTAACTTTGCTGTCAAAGACGGTCTTGTTTCTGGCAACCCCTCGAAGATCATCAAGGGAACGGAAATCGATACCGAATACAATAACATTGCTTCTGCAATCCTGTCGAAGCCTGACGCTAACAACGGAACTCATACTGGAACAACTGTGATGGCTAATCTAACATTGTCTGGTACATTCTCTGGTACCATTGATGGAGGTACCTACTAATGGCTACTGATTTCTCTTTGCTTGGAGGTACTCAGTTAGGTAGTGTTCCGTCCTCAATGCAGGCTGGTTTCACTGCCGCTGGTGATGCTCCCACCGGTGGGCTTAACTTACCCGGAGTGTTGACTAGTCTTTTTAACACCGCCGGTAATGTGTACGGCTTAAATCAGCTTTCTTCTGCACAGCAGCAAGCTGGTCAGATGGCTCAACAACAGGCACAGTTTCGTCCCGTAGGAGTTACCACTCGCTTTGGCCGTAGTGGCTTCCAGTACGGTCCTGATGGTCGTCTGATTGGTGCTGGCTACCAAGTGGCTCCTGATGTGGCTGCTATGCGTGAGGCTCTTCTGGGTATCTCCGGCGGAGCACTGCAACAGGCACAGCAGCAGCAAGCCATGCAAGGCCAGATCAACCAAGCTGCTCAAGGCTTGTTTAATCTAGGTCAGCAGTACGTTGCACAGACTCCGCAGCAGGCTGCACAGCAGTATCTTGCACGGCAGCAAGAACTGTTGGCTCCCTTGGATGAGCGAGCCTTGGCACAGTTGCAGACGCAGCAGTTCCGTCGTGGTACTGGCGGTCTTGCAATGGGCGCTACCGGAACCACTCCGATGGGCGCTCCTGGTCTTCGTGCCGCTAACCCGGCTATGGAAGCCTTCTACAATGCACAGCAGCAGCGTAATGCTCAGTTGGCTGCTCAGGCACAGCAGGAAGGACAGCGACAAGTTACTTTTGGACAAGGCTTGCTTGGTGGTGCTCTTAACCTTCAGCGTGGTGGTTATGTTGCACAAGAATCTGCACTGGCTCCGTTCAACGCTGGCTTCCGTCAGGCCGCGAATGTGGAACAGACAGGAATGCAGCCGTTTGAGATGGGTGTTGGCTTAGGAAATCCTGTGACTGCTGCGGCTCGTCAGGCTGCTGCGATCCAGGCACAAGGACAGGCTGCACAGCAGGCTGCTGATTTCAACCGAAACACCGCAGTTGTCGGCGCTTTGGCTGATCCGGTGTCTAAGTTAATTGGTAAACTGTTCGGAGGTTAATAATGGCTGACGGAATGATGAGTAATCCTTTTCTTGGTTTACTGAACCAAGGAATGAGTCCTGAACAGGCCCAAGCTGAAGTTGATCGGCAGCGTGCCTTACAGTTTGCTAACCTCAACCCGCAACAGCGTGTTGCTGCCGGTATCTACGAAGGCATTACTGGCATTGGTCGTGCCTTAGGCGCCCGTGATCCAATGCTTGAGCAGGCTTCGCAATTGCGTCAGTTGGCACAGCAGTTCGATACCACGACTGCTGAAGGCATGATGCAGTATGCTAATGCTCTGCGGCAGGTCAATCCTCAGATGGCACAGCAGGCTGCGATGCAGGCTCGTCAAATGATGACTGAGGAAGCTAAACTTGGTAAGACAGTAGCAGAAACTGAAGAAACTAAGCGTAAAGGAACTGCTGCGGCTTCTGCTGCCAGTGCTCGTGCTGCTGCACTAATCAAGCGATTCCCTGACATGACTCAGGAAGAAGCTGCTGGACTCGCTGAAGA